TTTTGGGCCGCAGCCGATGGACTCCTCCCCCAACGAGTACGCCGGCTTCGAGCAGTGGGTGTGGACAAGACTGCCCCCGTCGAAGTTCCTCGCCGGCCGACGGCGGGTGCTCGACCTTTTCCCCCTGGCCATCGACCGCTGGTCGGACACCATGGGTGGCGCGACCGACGAAGCCGACCCGCGCTTCACCTTCATGGCCGAGTCGCTTCGGCACGACGTCCGCAGGATCTACGCGGGCCGGCGCTACGGCTCCTTCTGGATCATCGTGCTCTCGAGTCTCGTCGGCGAGATCGTGAGACTGCTTGTACTCTGGTGGCTGTCGAGCGGCGATCACCAGCAGTTGTTCCGCCAGTGGCGCAGGAGACGCGATGGCTGAGACTCTGATCCAGCGGCTCTACCGGCAAGCCGGCCAGACAATCGAAGACTCTGCCAACGCGGCCGGCCGATACGTCGCCAAGCGGCTCGACACGCAGCTCTACCCCGAGGATATGCGGCAGTTCCAGAGCGAGCCGCCGGCAGAACACGCGGGGTTTGTTGCGGCTCTCGGGCAGGCGATGACGATGCCGGTCGTGAGGATCAGCGACCAAGTCGTGACTCCCGACGAGTACCTCCGCCTGGCCGCAGCCAAGAGCGGCCTGCCGGAAACCGCGGTGGAAACCGCCAAACAGTCGCTCACAGGGATGCCCTTCGACGAGGGCGACGAATCCGGGATCGCCCTACGGGACGCGCTCCTGGGGCAGTTGCGAGACAACCTTCCCGGCCGCAACGCCGAAGGCGGGTGGGACACCGGTGCGACGCCAGAGCAGGCCGCCGAGTTCGACAAGGCGGGCACACTCGAAGGCCGCTACCGGCTCACGCCCCAAGGCGAGCAGGGCTACCAATCGGAGCGGGTCTACAACCTGCTCACCACGTTCCAAAACGGCGAGTTCGCACCCGTCTGGTCGGACGTCGGATCGAAGGCACTCGCGGTGCTGGGCACTCCGTTCGACATCGCCGCGCAGGCGGGTGACACGGGCTATCTCGCGGCCAGCCGGTTCAACACGCCAGCCGGCCGGATGCGGGAAAGCATGTACTGGTGGAAAGAGGGCGAACCCGACGGCACCGCCGGAAACAGCCTGAAAGGGGCAAAATATCCGAGTCTCTCATCGACTACGCTCGAGGGCGTGACGACCAAACTCGATTCCACCGACAACCTCCTCCCCTACTACAACCAGCAACTCCCCGAGCGGTATCTCTACAACCTCGACCTCGAGTCGGGCGACCGCGGGCAGCTCCAGCAGATGCGGGACGACCTGTTCCGGATCACGCCGCGGTATCCAGCCGGTGCCGATCCCAAGCAGATGCGGCAGCTCATCCGGGATCTGCGGGACTTCGACCAGACGGCCCGTGGCTTTGCCAACGCCGAGTACCCGGAGTTGGTGAGAAAGTACGCCATTCCCACAGAGGCTTTCACGGCGGGCCACGATTGGATGGGCCAGCCGTCCACCGGCCCGATTCGGCCGGTAGAACCGACGTACCTCTCCCCCTTCGGCGAGATGCTCGCCAACTACCCGCGCGACGCGATCGACCTGCAGACCGTCGGGAGCCTGGGGCTGGGCGCGGTGCAAGGCGCCCCGTCGCTCCTCGGGGGACTCATGGACGCGTCAACCTCTGGAGCCAAGGCCGTGGCGCGACGCTCGGGCCTGGCGGCCGCCGGTGCGATCCGCCGCACGGTCGACAACACGCTCGACGACTTGGTGCAGGAAGTTCCGACGAACACCGCCATGCAGGCGGCCAACCAGCCAGGGCCGACCAGGTCGACGCTCGGGGCTCTCTCCTCGTTCTTCGAGCCGATGGAAACGAGCATCGTCACCGACGAATCAGGCCGGCCGGTACGGGCCAATGATCCCGAGTACCGGAGGCACTTGGACGCCACCTACCACCGTCGAGAAAATGTGTTGCGGGGCATACTGGACAGAGGTTCCACTCTGTACGGTCGTCAACTTTTGACGAAGTAGCACCCCGAGGCAGCAATGCCTACCGACGTCGTGGAACCAGAAGCCGAGCCGGTCGAAGCGCTACCGGAACAGGAAGCCCCACCGCCGGCAGAAATGCCGGAGGAAACCGCGGTTTCCGAGCCGGTATCTGCATGGGACACTCTCAAGCAACTGCCCGCATTCGCGGGCAAACCAGACGATGAAATCGCCTCGAGCGTCCAGCAGGCGCTCCAGCGCGAGCAGGCGCTCCAGCACCAACTCCGGCAGTACCAGTCGTTCCTTCCCGTCGCCAGCGACTACCTCTCCAACCGGGAGATGTACGAACGCTGGAAGGCGGGCCAGCAGACTCCCCAACAGGCGCCGCAAGCGGCTGCCACCGCCGAGGAACAGGGCTGGTGGAACCCGCCCAAGATCCGGGACGCCTATCGGCAGTACCTCGTCAAAGATGAGAACGGCCGGGAGATCATCGCCCCGGAAGCCCCGCTCGACGCCCGCCATGCCCTCGCCGAGTACCAGGCGTACCGGGCCGAGTTCGCCAAGAAATTCCTCGAAAACCCCGAGGAAACCCTCGCCCCGATGGTGGCCAAGGTCGCGGAACAGCGTGCCCAAGAGCTGATCCAGCAGCAGTTGGCCCGTCGGGACGAGGAGCACTTCGTCACCCAGGTCGAGCACGAGAACGCCGACTGGCTCCGCGACGAAAACGGGAATGTCTCTCGAGAGGCGGTTCTCGCCCAAAAGTTTGTGGAAGACGCCAAGCGTTTCGGAATCCAAGGGGCCCGGCCCCGCTGGGAATACGCGAAGGCCATGGTCGAACGCGAGCTGTTGCTCAACTTCTACCAGCAGGCCAACGCGGGATCGCCCAGTCAGCAATCCGCACCGCAACAGCCGAATCCCGGTGAGGCCGCCGCCCGGCAGAACATGGAGTTCCTTCGCCAACAGGCGATGCGGACTCCACCTCGAAGTTCTCCGGGCACGACCGATCCGCGAGTCCCGCCGCCGAAGCTCTCCTTCGAGGAGCGCTTCCGGTCGCAGTTGGCCAACGAAGGTCTGATCTGAACCCCCGAAAGGTGAATCAACCATGGCGAGCGTAGCCGATTTCGCGCGAGTGATCGGAGTAACGATCACACAGCACCTGCGGGAAGAAGAGCTGGCGGTGTTCCGCAAGTTCAAGGTCTTCGCGATGCTCGAGCAGTCGGGCAACGTGCTGATGAACCAGTCAGGCAGGGGCTTCGACTGGAACGTGAGGTACAGGCTCAGTCCCGTTTCGGGTTCGACTGGTGACACGCCGCGCACGTTCGCGCGACAGAATCTCTGGAAGCGCGCGGAACTGCCCTACAGAGGCTTTACGACGCAAGATAGCGTTTTCAGGCGCGAGCTCCTCGAGAACCGCGGCCAGCAGGCTCTCGTCAACGTCGCCGGCCAGATGGCGCAGCGACTCCAGGAGTCGCTCGAGCAACACCTCGCGTACCAGGTCTACGCTGACGGCAACGCACCCGGCCGCGAGAACGACTTCCACGGCCTCGACTCGTTTCTCGGATTCGACGGCACGATCAGCGAAGCCGCCGGTGCTGCGGCCGCAACTCGCCGCACGACGGGCAACCAGATCGACCGCTTCGGCTACCCGTCGGACACGTACGCCGGGCTCTCCACGCAACTGGGCTACTACGGCGGTGGCCGCGTCAGCCCGACTGGCACGTGGCCCGAAGCGCCGGTCGATCCGGAATTCGACTTCTACTCGGGACTGATCGTGAATTACACGAGCACGGGCTTCAAGAACAAGTCGACGTGGGCAGACAACTGCGTCGATGCGACCCGCGCCGGAATCCACCACTGCCGCCGAAATGATACTCGCGACTCGGCCATCGACATGGTGGTGCTCGATCGCAAGCTCTACATCCAGTACCTCTCCGCGCTCGACGGCAAGGAGCGCATCAACGTCGAGAACAGCGGCCTGCGGTCGCTGGGTTTCACCGACAGTTTCCAGCAGGACGGCGTTTCCATCACGAGCGAGTACGCCTGCCCCGCCAACCGTGGCTACGGGCTCTCGATCGGCAACATGGAACTGCGCAGCCTTGAAGGAACCCTCATGGTCGGTGAGGGACCGTTCTACGACGAGGAGCTATCCAGCTATAGGTACGCCTGCTCGGTACTCGCGAATTTCCGCTGCCGTTCTCCGAGAAATTTCTTTCTGCTCGCCCCGATCGCCTGAGCCCTTTCACGAGGAGTCCGTCGCATGTCCAGCCTGTTCTCCGATCCTCCGTTCCCGCGCGGCACGACCCTGCTCAGCAACGAGGTCATCGATCTCGATCCCAACGGCAACCCCATCGCCGGCGCCGAGATCGTCGGCTCGGTGAAGGTGTTCCCCGACATCGTGCCCGGCACCGGCCCGGCGGCCATCCGCAACAGCAACCGCCTCGTCTACTGCATGGCGGCCCGGTACACGCCGGTCGACGGCGTGACGAAACTCAACGTCAACGCCGCCGACAAGGGCAAGTGGTACGTCCTCGATCGTCGCGGCCCGCTCAGCACGTTCAGTGCCCTGGCTGCGGCGACGGACGTGACCGACGGCCGACTGGTGGGCGTGCTCGATGAGTACCTCAACAGCGAGATTCGGCCGAACGACATCGTCTGGCTCGTCGTCCGCGGGCCGGCCACCACGCAGAAGGGCAACACGATCGTCATCCCGGGTGGCCTCGGCGTCGAAATCTCCTCGGGCCTGTCGGTGACGAAGGCCACGACCGCGAACATGGTCGCCCAGGCCATCGACGCGCCGCTGCTCAAGACCGGCACTGCGTCCAACGCTTCCACCTCCCTCACGGTCACCGACGCGACGGGGATCGTCGCCGAGATGCCCGTAACTGGCACCGGCATCGCCGCGGGAACCTATGTCGCCTCCATCGCCGGAACGACCGTCACGCTCTCCGCGGCCACGAACGCGGCCATCACGGCCGGCCAGCTCTTCTTCGGCGGAGCGCTGCGGACCGCCACCACTTGCCGCGTCAACGTGTTCGACAGCTTCATCTGATGAATCGAGCCTCCCTGGCAACCCGCCGGCCGAGCGCCGCACGTGCAAGCGCTGCGGCCTCGCGCTCCCGCTCACGGCCCAGCATTTCCGGATTCGCGACGGGCAGTTCTCGCCGACCTGCCGCTCGTGTCGCCGAGACGAGAAAAAAGAGGAACGCCTCCGGGCCCGTGCCCGGCGCAAGACGGCACTCGCCAAGGTTGAGGCGGCCGGCGTCGACGTCTGGCTGTCGCAGCTCAAGCAGGGCGGGTCGAACATCCCGCACAGCGCCGAGGTTATCGAACGCGTCATCGAATACTTCGGTGGCACGAGCGGCTTCGCGGCGATGCTCGTCAAGCAGTACTACGACGCGAAGCCGGGCAGCTCGGCCCGCACGCGGCTGCTCGAAACGATCGTCAGGCTCGTGTCGAAGAACGTCGACCAGGGTGGGGTCAAGCGTCCGCTATCCCTGTGGACCGAGGACGAACTGGAGCAGGAACTCGACGCCCGCGTTACGAGGGCCGTAAGAATCGTCCAGGGGGAGGTGGAGGATGGCAAAAAAGCACCCGCGGCTCTCGCCGCCAAAGATCAAGACGGCTCCGCGCTTATCGCAGTTCGAGAAGCAGGAACTCAAGAACCTGCAGAACGAGCTGCGGGAGCGGAAGATCGAGGCGCTCAAGCTCTACCGGCCGAACCCCAACCAGGAAGAAATCCACAAGTGCCGGGCGAGTGAAGTGCTCGTCATCGGGGGGAACCGCTCGGGTAAGTCGCTCTGCACGTTCGTCGAAGACGCACGGGCAGTCACGGGCCAAGACCCGTTCGACAAGTACCCGAAAGAAAACGGCGTGCTCGTCGTCATCGGAAAGGATTGGAAACACCTAGGGCTCGTGTGTTTTCCGATGCTGATGAAACCGGGGGCGTTCAAGATCATCAAGGACGCCGACGGTGAGTGGCGGGCCTTCGACCCCGTCCTCGACGCCGAGCGTCGCTCCGAAGCCCGCCCCGCTCCGCCGCTCATCCCACAGCGGCTCGTCAAGAAAATCTCCTGGCTGCTCAAGAGCGCGGGCTACTGCCAGAAGATCACGCTCACGACCGGCTGGGAGATTCACTTCTTCTCGAGCGAATCCGAACCCGTCCAGGGCTATCAGGCCGATCGAATCCATTGCGACGAGGACTTGAACGACGAGCGGTGGATCCCCGAGAGCCTGGCCCGCATCGTGGATAGACGCGGGAAGTTTCAGTGGAGCGCCATGCCGCACTCCACCAACAACGCCCTGCTCGGCATGAAGGAACGCGCCGAAGCCAGCGAGGCCGCCCTGGGCTCGAAGTCTTCGATCCGGCTTTTCCGGCTGCGGTTCCTCGACAACCCGTACCTCGACGCAGAGGAAAAGCGGCTGTCGATCGAACGCTGGGCGTCGAGCGGCGACGACGTCTTGCGCATGCGGAGCGAGGGAGATTTCATCGTCGACAGCGTCCTCGTCTACCCGTCGTTCGATATGTCGATTCACGGGTTTGACCGGTCGCAACTCCCCGACGGGCAGATTCCGTCGAACTGGTGCCGGTACGCCGTGGTGGATCCTGGCCATGCCGTGACGGCGGTGCTGTTCGCGGCGGTCCCGCCGTCGGGCGACTTCTGGCTCGTCTACGACCAGCTCTACCTCCGGCAGTCGAACGCCGTCGTGTTCGGCGAGCAGTTCTCGAAGAAGGTGCTCGGCCACCACTTCCACGCGTTTCTGATCGACGCCCACGGCGGCCGGCTCCGCGACATCGGCTCCGGCCGGCTCCCGGTGGAGCAGTACACCGAGCAGCTCATGAAGCGGGGCGTGCAGTCGGAAATCACCGGCAGTTCGTTCCTCGCCGGCTGCGACGACGTGATCGCCCGCTGCGAGAGCACGCGGTCGGCCATGCACATCCGCCCGACCGGCACGCCGCAGCTGCGGATTCTCCGCGGTGCTGCCCCGGACCTCGAGCGGGAGATCAAGCGCTATCGCAAGGTCGTCAACTACGTGAGCGGCGTCGCGATCGTCACCGACAAGCCGAACACCCGGGGCGAAGTCCATCTGTGTCAGTGCTTGGAGTACCTCTGCGCCTACCGCCCCGCCTACCACCAGCCGCCGGTCGTGCCCCACGAGCAGGAGCCGTGGTGGGTGAAGTGGGTGGCCAACCGCCGGAAGTCTCTGAACGAAGGCTCGTTCGTCTATCTCGGACCCCAAGGAGGACGCAGTTGATGTACCAGATGCCCCGCCCGCAACCGGGCGACCTGATCCTGTTCTCGACCGACATTCTCCACTTCTCGAATCCCTGCATCGGCTGGGTGACCGACGAGCGCGGGGAATGCACCGTCAACGTCCTGGCCTTCACGCCGAGCGGGTTCGTCCAGAAGTCGAGCGTCCACCACAAGGACGATCCCGCCCTGCTCGAGAACCCCGGCTGGGCCGAACTCGGCTGCTGGGACTACGCACCGCTCACCGTCCTCATCCAGAAGCTCTCAAGAAATGCCGACGCAAAGCCTGCTGGAAAGTAACCCGCTGCGGCAGCTCGTCCGGACCTGGACGAAGAAGTTCGAGGCCGCCATCAAATACAAGAAGCCCTTCGCGGACGACGCGAAGGAGGCGGCCATGTTCTATGACGGCGACCACAACTGGATGTGGAAGGACGCCTATGCGCGCGGGGAGAAGGGCTACAACAGCTCGATCGCACCGCCGGCGTTCCGGATGCAGGTCAACAAGGTCTTCGAACTGATCGAGATCTTCGGGGCCGTCATCTACCACAGGAACCCGGTCCGCACGGTCACGCTCTACCAGCAGCCCGACCTTCCGCCCGACGCCTACGGCCTGCCGGCGGATATGTCGATGCTCACGCCCGACCAGACGCAGCTCTTGGACGTGGCGCAGTCTGACGCCGACGCCCGCATGAGCCGGGAGATCGCCCAGAAGTTGCTCGAGAGCTACTTGAACTACACGCCCAACGAACTCGACCTCAAGCGGCAGGCGAAGAAGTTCGTCAACGAAGGCTTGATGAAGGGGATGGGCGTCCTGTGGCCGGAACTCATCGAGATCGAGGCCGCCGGCTCAGAGCCGATCCGGATGGTGGGGAGTTTCTACGACTCGGTCGACAACCTGCTCATCGATCCCGACTTCGACAACATGGACGACATGCTCTGGTGCGCCCGCCGGTGCGTGCGGCCGCTGGAGGAAGTGGCGCTCGAGTACCAGATTCCCGAGGACGACCTGGCGAGACACCTCGACGGCAACACCGAGATCAAAGCCGACAACGAACCGCGGAACACGAAGAAGAAGTCGGGCCAGACCCAGCGGCTCGTCACCTACTACAAGGTGTGGAGCAAGTGCGGCGCCGGCGACCGCTTCAAGGACGCCCCCAAGGAGAGCCGCGGCGTCTTCGACTCGCTCGGCAAATACTGCTACCTCGTGATCTGCGAGGGCGTCGACTACCCGCTCAACCTGCCGCCGTCGGTGATGCAGGAAGAGATCGACCCCGAAACCGGGATCCCGCAGAGCCTCATGCTTCGCATGTCCTGGCCGGTTCCCTACTACGTCGATCCCGGCGGCTGGCCGTTCGTGCCCTTGGCTTTCCATCCGAAACCCGGCTATGCCTGGCCGATCTCGCACATCAAGCCCGCGGTGGCCGAACTGCGGATGCTCAACTGGGGAATGTCCTTCCTCGCCAGCCGTATCGCCACGAGCTGCGAGACGATCATCGCGGTGCAGAAGGCCGCCGACCAGGAGTTCAAGGATCAGCTCCTCGCCCCGAGCGAGGGCGGCTTCAAGGTCATCGAACTCGCCGAACTCCTGGGCCGGCGGGTCGAAGACGTGCTGAGCACGTTCCAACTGCCGCAGGTCACCAAAGACCTGTGGGACATTTTGAACGCAGTGGCCGACCAGTTCGCCCAGCGGACCGGCCTCACGGAACTCGCCTACGGCTACACCCGCAACCAGTTCCGCAGCGCCGCCGAAGCCACGATCAAGCAGGAGAACATCTCGGTCCGGCCCGACGCGCTTTCAAACGACCTCGAGGACGCCATGTCCACCCTGGCCCGGCGGGAAGCCCTCGCGGCCCGCTGGCTGCTCGAGCCCAAGGACATCGCGCCGGTGCTCGGGCCGATGGGGGCGATCGCCTGGGAGCGGCACGTCGCCAAGCGCGACCTCGTGAGCCTGACGCGGGATTTTCTGTTCCGGGTCGAGGCGGGCAGCGCAAGGAAGCCGAACAAGTCGAGCCGCGTCGAACAGATGACGCTCGCGATCCAAACGCTGGGGCCGATCCTCGCGCCCCTGGCTTCGGGAGGGGTGGTCGAGCCGTTCAACGCCCTCATGAGGGACTGGGCGACGAGCCTCGACATCGACGCGACTCCATATCTGATCCCCGCGCCGCCCCCCCCGCCCGAAGCGCCGCTCGGCTTGCCTCCCCCTCTCGCGGCAGAGCAGGCAGCTTCGGCGGCGGGGGGCCTCCCGCAATGAGCGACATCCCTGCCAACATCGAACGGGCCGGAGCCGACGCCGTGCGCATGTACGCGCGGCTCGTCGCCGAAGGCCACGGGCATCGCTGGGCGGAAATGTGCGCCCTCCAGCAGCCGCCGGGAACCAAGGGCACCGACCGGGCGGTGATGCAGGGCCGCTACGCCGAGCAGTGGCTCGACGACATGCCCACCGACCAGGCCCGGCGGATCACGCGCGAGGCCCGGGCCGCCGGCATCAACATCAGCGGCAAATACTACTGCTCCGGCTTGGCCGACAAGCGCGGCCACTGCGATCCCGCGGCGTGGATCGACAGCGCCTCCGACATCAAGCGGGTCGCCACGAAGCGGAACCTCACCGTCCGCGGGATCGTCGAGCACCAGGGCGTCGCCACGCCGCCGCCCAAGTCGAAGCCGCTGAGCGAGCGGCTGATCCGCGAAATGTCAGCCGTCGAGCGCAAGCGGCACCCCGGCAAGAAGCCGGGTGAGATCCGCGAGATCGTGCTCGACAAGTACGCCCCCAAGTGGAAGCGGAAGTGATGTTCACCGCGCAAGACGTCGTCGATCACCTGCTCACGGCCACCGGCGGCGGCGCCCAGGACGGCGAGCATCGGGCAGTCCGCCAGGCGGTCGTCCACGGCGCCCGTGAGGTTTTCCAGGCGCGACAGTGGCTCTGGCACACCCGCACCGGGGCTTTCACCACGACGGCGGTTTCGACCACCGCCACCGCCATCACCACCGGCTCGGCCACGATCACTGTCGCGAGCGCAAGCGGCATCGTTCCCGGCCGGATTCTCGCCATCCAACCTGGCTACTTTAGCGCGACGGTGCGGGCGGTGAGCGTCCAGGGCAACTTCGTCACGGTCGATCGACCGGCGACCGCCTCGCTCGTCGCTCCCAACACCGTCCCCGTTCTTGCGCAGACGTTCTACGACCTGCCGGCGAACGTGAAGGACATCGATGCCCTCGTCACCGAGACGGTCGGGACGCTGCACTGCTACGTCACGCCGCAGGAATGGCAGCGGCTCGAGATCAACACCCGCGGGGCGGGCGAGCCGTACTACTACACGATCATGCGGAGCGACGTGAATCCGGACCGCTACCAGGTCCGGTTCGTCGGCGTGCCCACCGACGGCACGGTGGTGTCCTACACCTACCGCTACATCCCCGAGCCAATCCGGCTCATGGGTTACGAACCATCCTGCCGCACCGGCACCGTCACCGTCGCGTCCAGCTCGACCACCGCCACCTTCTCCGGGACCACGCTGCCGCCGCTCCTCGACGACACGGTGATCCGGTTCGGCACCACCACGACGAACGCCGATCCGATCGGAGCCTTGAACCCCTTTGTCTATGAGCGGCGGATCGTTTCGAGGGTCAACGACACCTCGCTCACGATGGACTCGGCACTCCCCGCGGCGGCGACCGCAGTGAAGTACGCGATCTCGGACCTGCTCGAGTGCTCGCCGCAGATGTACACGGCGATCCTCTCGGCCAGCGAAATGTGGTACGCGCGGCTGGCCGGAAAGCCCGCCGTCGAGGTCGTGCAACTGTTCAACCGCGACCTGCGGCTGGCGATGGAGAACGACGTCGTGTCGCCGCTCTCCGGCCGGCCGCAGACGATCGCCTATCCGACCGCTCGCTCGATGGGCTGGAAGTCGGCACAGCTCCCCGATCAAGGATGACCCATGCGCATTGAAAAGTGGCTGGGCCTGACGACGAGCGCAAGCCCCTACGCGCTGCCTCCAGGCGCGATGGTGCGGCAGAACAACCTACAGGTTCTAAGCCCCGGAGAGCTGGTGCCCCGCCCCGGGATGCAGGCCGTCTACTCGGCCAAGGACTACGACGAGGTGATCGGGATGTACCGCGTGAGCAACGGCGGGAGCGTTTCGGACGCGCTCATCGTGTGCTTCAAGCCCAACGCCACCACCACCACCATCAAATACCTCTCTCCGGTGCCGAGCGGGAACGAGAACCAGTGGGCGATCAACACCGTCGCCACCATCACGACCACGGCCACGGCGAGTCCGACCTTCTGCGAAGACCGCCACGGGCGGATTTACTGCTTCCTGGGCAACGGCGTCTCACCTCTGGTGATAACCCGAGATGCGACGCCCGCGCAGCCGATCGGCCTTGCCGCGCCGACTGTGGCCCCGAGCGTGACGCCCACGGGCAACGGCTACTTCATCGAGCGGGTCGATGTGCTCGACGGGGGTGGCTCGTACTGGGCGCCCCCGCCCGTCGTGATCGCCGGCGGCGGCTCTCCCACCCGCGCGGCGCGGCTCAAGACGATCATCCAAGGCGGGGCGGTCGTGGCGGTGGACGTCATCGACGGCGGTGTGGGGTACTCAAGCCCCCCGACGCTCACGGTCAACGAGTCGGGCGTGAAGGGCGTGGGCTTTCTGGCCTATGGGATCATCGGCGTCGATCCGGGGATCCAGGGGTTTGAGGCCACGACCACGACCACCGGCAACATCACGACGGGGAATGCGAACGTCACGAGCGTCGCCAACATCGCGCCGGTCAAGGCGGGGATGAACGTCCGCGGCACCGGCATCCAGTCGAACACCATCGTCAGCTCAGTCAACGCGGGCTCAAGCTCCTTTACGATGGACAAGACCGCGTCCGCCACGGCCACGGCCCAATCCCTCGTCATCAACGGGGCGACGATCACGGGCACGACCAACACCGCGCTTTCCCACGGCTTTAGCTTGACCTCGGGAGCAGTGAGCATCGCGTATCTCTCTGACAGTTCAACGGTCGGGGTGAGTGCCACGTTCGATTCCGCCACGCAACGCTGGTCGGCGCTCCTGCCGCTCACTCCCGCGGGGACTTCGACCGGGAGCGGGGCGTTCGCCCGGTTCGAGTTCACGCCGCTCGTGGACGGGCTGTCCTACGGGCTCGGGGGCTCGCAGGACGCCACCTGGCCCGTGCGGCCGAGCGGTGCGTTCTTCGGCAACTCGACCAACACGATGCTCACACCCACGAACTCCTCCCCGTACACGGCGAGCGACTACTGGCGCGATACCGACGACAACACGCCCTACCAGGCGAATAACACCGGGCCGTTTCAGTCGTTCTACCAGCAGTACAAGTGGCAGCGGAACAACCACGACTTCTTCGCCGGGCTTGCGCCGAACTTTCTCGTCCGGTTCCACAAGCGCCGCGAGTACGAGGCCCGCTATCGCAATACGCTCAACGGCGTCCCACAGAACCCCTACACGCTCTACGCCGACGTCTACACCTACGACTACAGCAAGATCTCGCTGCGGTACTTCACGGGCGCCCGCGACCAGCTCGAAACCGCGGCGGACGACGCGAGCAAGTGGACGTGGACGACCGCCACGGTCCAGGTGTCGAGCGGCCAGCCCTTCATCGAAGTGGAACTGACCCCGTCACTCAAGACCGGGACCACGCCCTATGCGACCTACGCCGGCTACCAGACCCCGATCGTCCGCATCTATCTGAAGTACTGCCCCGATTCCTGGCTCAACACGGCCACGACGGGTGACGGCGGCTACGCCTGCTGCCTGGGGTGGCAGCGAGTGAACAGCTCCGGGGTGGCCCAACTCACCTCCACCAACACCCTTGGCTGGTGGAGTGCGGGGCTCGCCGAAAACGGCACGTCCCAGCGGCCGATCGTGGACTTCCGGCAAGGGTCGACCGGTGGGGCGAGCGCCGGGATCGCGGCCGGCACCGTCGAGATCATCCGCGCCGGCACCGGCATGGAGCAGAACACGTTCTTCGCGCTGCAGTTCGACCAGGTGAACTGCGGGCTGCTTTACCTTTTTGCCCAGGCTGAGAACCAGTTCCTCAACTTCTACGGCAACGGCTCGGGCAACCCGTACAAGCACTACCAGTCCAACGCCGCCGAATACGCGCTCGACTGGAGCAACTTCGACTACTCCCCCGCGTCCCCTGCCTACAGCGACGAGTACTACTCCACCTACAACACGGCCCGCGGGCAGAAGTCGTTCACCGACTACCGGATGCGTTTCTACTTTCGGGCCGGCTCGGCGGCACCCGGGCAGCAGGGCCCGCCGGGGCCGGTGTTCGGTGAGCCGAGCGTCCTCGTTCCGGGAACGGGCTTTAAGACCAACGACACCGCGACAGTGCGCCTGCGGCAGAGGTCGAACACAACCGACCCGCCCGGGTCCGCCACGTTCTCCGACGGGCAGCTCTACACGTTCAAGGCCATCCAGATCACACCCGCCACGACGTCGGACAAGATCACGACCGTCACCATCTCAAGCGGCGGTACCTCGTACTACGGTGTGCCAGAACTCCTCGTGAACGGCGGTGGCGGGTACGGCCTCAAGCTCAGCGCCGTCGTGTCCGGCGGTGCGATCACGCAGGTCAACATCCTCGAACAGGGTGCCGGGTTCACCGGATCTCCCACGATCACCGCCTCGTCGCAGACCGCGACACTCCTGCCCGTCCTCCGGCCCGCAATGCGGGGGACATACCGCTGCGCATATCGCTTCGCGGACTTCTCGGAAACCGACGTCGCCTACCGCACGATCTCAACAACGTCTGGTTCGCAGACGATCACCGTCACCGACACCTCGAATCTTTCCCCCGGCCTCGTCGTCGAGAGCACGTCCCTCCCGTTCATGACCCGGATCGTCTCGATCGTGGGGACGCAGGTGACGCTGTCGGCCGCCGCCACCGCCACGGTGTCGAGCGCCGCGGCCACCCTCCGCGACATGACGCGGCCCATCTACTATTCGGACTTCTCCCCGATCACCGACGTCGACACGACGCTGTTCACCGCCACGCCCAACGCGACCACGATGCAGTGGTCGATCTCCGGTGTGACCGCACCCGCGCGGGCCACGATCGTCGAGTTCTTCCGCACCAGTTCCGACGAGTCGCTCGTCTTCTACCGGCTCGAGATGTGGGGCCGAGTGCAGGGCGGGACGGTCGCGATCCAAGGCACCGACACGCTCACCGACGAGCAGCTCTTCGACGCCGATCGGCCGTTCTACGCCGCCGTGCCTGTCGTGCTCCCCAACGGGAACCTCAACGCCTACCGGTTCGGGATCCCCCGAAACGACATGGCCGTGTGCGCGGCCTACGGCGATCGGATGTGGTACGCCGTCTCCACGAGTGGCGTGGACGCAAACACGATCCTGTTCAGCGAGTACGACGAGTTCGAGTCCTGCCCCACGATCAACGAACTGCCGATCCAGAACAACCAGAAGTCGACCGACTCGCTCACCGCCCTCGTTCCCTTCTCGACCTACCTGCTCGCGATGCAGTCCTCCCACTGCTACGCGATCTCGTTCAACACCGACCCGACCGTGGATGCCACGATTCAGCTCGTGGCCCACCGGGGCGTCCTGTCGCAGCAGTGCTTCGATCTGTTCGACAATCGGCTATTTGCCATGGACGAGCGGGGGATCTACGTCATGGACCGGGGCGGAGGCGTCGAGAGCCTGAGCGAGCCGGTGAGCAACTACTTCAACCTCGGGCTCCTCGACCTGTCGATCCGCCATCGGTACTTCCTCAAGGTCGACCAGCGGACGAACATCCTCCGGGCGTTCGTCGCCTTCAAAGGCGCAGGCGCCACCTCACCGCACATCGCCCTCTGCTACAACCTCATCGAGAAGGCGTGGTGGACTGAGAGCTGGCCCAACGGGCTCACCGCGGCGTGTGACTTCCGCCGCTCGTCCGCGTTCCCCGACGAGCCGGTGTACGGGGCGATCGACGGCGACGTGTACCGCTTTGCGGGGCTCGTCGACCAGCAATACCGCGCGATCGCGAGTGTCACGGTGACCAATCCCGGCTCGGGATACACCGCGCCCCCGACGATCACGGCGAGTCAGCCCGGGTTCGGAGCCGAGTTCGTCCCGATCCTCCAGGAAGGCCGGCTCACCGAGATCATCGTTTCGCAGCCCGGATGCGGATACGGCACCTACAGCGGAGCGACCTTCTTGCCGACGGTGAGCCTCACCGTCTCGGGCAACGCCACGGCCACAGCCACGGCGAGCCTTCCGGTCCTCGCGAGTAATGACTTCCCAGAGGCGACCGTCCCATTCGCTCTGCGAACCGGGGCTTTGGAACTGGTGAACGACGCGAACGTGGACCGGAAGAACCAGCTCATCGACCGCAGCGTGACGGTCATCTACCGGCCCACTGATACCTCAAACGTCCTGCAAATGCGGGAGTATTTCAACAACTCGATCTCACCGCGATCCAACGCGATGCCGCGGGATCGCGGGACCGGCTTCGTTCACGACACCTCCGGCGCGAAGACCACGCTCGACATGGCGGTGGCCCGCTCGCCGCTGGGATCGGCAACGGGAGTCGCCAAGGCGCAGTTCGCCGGCCGGAACTACTCCGACTTGGCCGGGGCCGATCGGCATGTGGCCGTGGAACTCACCTGCGCGAGTGCCCCGGCAAACACGGGCGATCCGACGCCGTCACAACCGCTGCTCTACGGGCTCGAGGTCTTGGGGGTCGTGAATGGCAACTAGCAGCGGCCAACTCGTGCAGGCGCTCATCGACGGCGGGCTCCAGCCGGCCGCCGCGCGGGTGATCGCCAACGCCCTGGCGAACGCCGACAGTCCCGCCTTCTCGAACGCACGCGGCGTGCAGGACGCAACGCCCACCGACCAACTCCGCATGGTGACTTCCGACACGCGGAAGTACCTGCTCACGAACCTCGACTACTCGCGCGAGTCGCCCTACCAGGCGCGGCTACGGTCGAACCCGGGACGATACGAACTCCCGACCGCCGACCACCCGTACAAAGACTCCCAGCCGGTGACGCCAGTTCCTCCCCTCTCCACCCCGACGGTCACAGGTGGAAAGTACGTCGAGGTTGAATCGGCGGTCCAGGACGGTGCCCCCACGGCCACCGTGAGCCTGGCACTGGGAAGCGTGAGCGGAACGCACCTGCGCATCCGCCCGGCCACCAACTCGCTCGAGGCCGTGCCGCTCACCGTGAGCGCACCCCAGGCGCTCGTCACCGCGTCGGTGGTCGAGCAGGCGGCGGCGACCAATCTCGAGATCGCGGTCCGCGGACTCAACTCCCGATCGGTGGTGTTGAGCGACGGCTCGACGGCGCAACTGCTCGTGTGGAGCACGTCGGCCGCGCCGCCGGCCCAGAGCATCACGCCCACCGGGGCCATCATGGCGTTCGCCTACGCGCTTCCCGAAGCGGGCTGGCTGTTGTGCGACGGCCGCGCGGTCAGCCGCTCGACCTACGCCGCGCTCTTCGCGGCCATCGACATCTACTACGGCGCAGGCGACGGCAGCACGACGTTCAACATCCCGGATCTCCGGGGGTATTTCATTCGGGGGTTCGGCACCAACTCCGACGGCACGGCGTCCGGGACATTCGGGGCAAAGACGAACTTCTCCACCGCCCGCCCTACGACGGGGCTCACCGGCACCACCAACAGCACGGGTTCGCACCGCCACGGCATCGCGATTTCGTACACGGCCGCGGGCACCGGGTATTCCTACGAAACGGGCAACAGCGTCAACGAAAACCCGGGCTCGTACACGCTCTTCGACGGCACCCACTCCCACACGGTCGCCATCGACGGCGGCGGAGACGCCGAGACGAGGCCCAAAAACATCGCATTTCCCTACTACATCAAGACGTAGCACGCCCGAAAACCGCCCCAGCCCCCCATAAATAGTCCGAGGTCATGTTTCAGTCGCTCCTATCCACCGCCGACCCCTACTCCGGCTCGCAAAAACGGGCCGTTTCGACGCATCCCCAGGCGCACCGGGGCGATCCGTCGCGGGACGCCTACGCGCGGGCCATGGCGGACATGAGCCGCAACAACCTCGCCACGACGATGGATCAGTACCGCCAGCAATACCGCCAACGGGCCGAGCAGGCTCGATCGGCCGACCTCCTGGCCCAGCGCGGTGTCGGCCAAGGCGGGTACGAACTCGACCGGAACCGAACCCAGCTCACGCGGCAGCAGGACATGGGCCAGAGCCAGGGCCGCCAACAGATCCAGCAGGCCCGAGACATCGCCCGCAGGCAGGCCGAGCAGCAGCTCGTCAACGACGCGATCGGGGCCGTGTTCGGCACCAACACCGCCGTCAACGCCGCTCCGATGTTCGGCACCGCGCTCGCCGGCGGCGCCAGGCCGTTCGGCGGCTGGCAAGGCGCCTCGAGCGGCGGCGGACTCTTGAGCCTGCTCATGGGAGGCTTTTGATGTACGCCGGCGGCACGTTTGAAACCACCTACTCCGGAC